CATGATTTCAAAAATATAACAATAAAGTATGACTATGACCCAATAATTCGTAACAGTACCTTTGGTTTAGGGGTTAATTTTTAAAATGAAAAAATACGCCTCACTTTTAATTTTGATGTTTTTATTCGTTATTAATGCGAATTCTCAGACGTATACACAAACATTCATTGATAAATGTAGTGGTGAGAAGAAAGTTGCAACCACCACTATGATGAATGGATTTGCAACCGTATCATTTTATAATCAAGTAAGAACTTTTTCACCCACTGAGGTGCAAACTGGTATAGTACAAAGTTGGTTATTAACGACTAAGACAACTTACGAAGCATTAACTTGTCCTGTCATTAATAATCCCATTGTACAACAGACGGTAGCAAACGCAGCTGCTCAAACTGCAAGTAATGCAGCCGCTGCTGCAGCAAGTACTGCAGCATCTACCGCCGCGAGTTCCGCCGCATCATCATCGGCAAGTTCCGCCGCTAGTTCAAGTGCAAGTTCTGCTGCCGCAAGTTCAGCAGCATCAACACCACCACCTACCACTCCACCACCAACAAGTAGTAGTTCATCGACACCTCCACCAGCAAGTAGTGGAAGTTCATCATCTTCATCAAGTGGTTCGTCATCAAGTAGTGGATCATCTTCATCTTCAGAAACTAAAACGGAAACAAAGACCGAGGCTAAAACAGAATCCAAATCTGAATCTAAATCGGAATCTAAATCTGAAAGTAAGAGTGAGGAAAAGAAAGAAGAGGCTAAATCAGAATCTAAAGAAGAAAAGAAAGAGGATTCTAAATCTGAAGAGAAAAAAGAGGAAAAGAAAGAAGAAAAGAAAAAAGAAAAAGCTGCAGTTTCCAACCCAATGTTATTGTCGTCTGATTTATCCACAATTGAATCTCCAGATGGTCGATGGTTACAATCTGCAACAATTGGGGTATCGAGATCATCTATGGCTGGTGACGAAAGTTTTTCAGCAAATGCTGTTATTATGAGTGATTTAAAAACATTTATAGTGAGTGGTGGATATACTAAAATGGATTTTTCTAATGGTAAATTAAATGCCATACATTCTTACTCATCTTCATTTGCATATTTGAATGGGACATACATGAACTTATTAGGTTATACGTGGATAAAACCAACACAAAAACGAGGAGTCTTTGGTTATAATTTGGGTGTGATTAACTTAATGATTGAGAATGAAAAACAAAAATATGATTTTAATATGTCAACTTCGGTGGTTGCATTTTGGACTAAACCATATCAATATAGTAAAAAATTAACAGTGTCGCCACAAATATTCACAATGTTCGCCCCATTGTCGTGGAACAGTGTTGCGGGTAACTCCACAATTAATAGACAGATGGGATTCTTAATTGGTTCATCATTTGACTATAAAATAAGTAAAAGATTTGGTCTTAGTTTGAATTATAAACTAAGTGGTAATACCGCCGCAGGTTCCCCATTTTTGAGTAATGTGTTAATCGGTAGTAGGATGATATTATAAAAAAAATCCCCATTGTGAATACAACGGGGATGTTTGACAAAAAACAATAAATGTACCTCTGATGTGATACATTTAAAATGTATTATTTTTTTTTCATTTTGTCAAGTCTTTTGACAAAGAAATTATTTCGGAACATGTTTCATAATCCTCATTATCCTCAAAAAATGGCATTAAGTCTCGTTTTAGGACAAATGACTCATTTTTTGTGAAATTAAATTGAGTATCCCATTCTAACCCTTTAATATTTGCAGACACAAAAAGAGTTAACGTCTGTTTCCTTGTTTTTTTAAATTCGTGAAATAGTTCAATAATTGACTTATAAATCAATTCCTTGTTCTCGTCATAAAAATCGTTAAAATCATTGTAATTCCCTTTGATTTTTAAATCTTTGAAAATGTTTTGGTTTCTTTTTGTGGTTTTCATGGTGGGTTATGTTTGAGGTTAGTTATTTTTACTTCTATCCCATTTTGCTTTTCGAGCCTCAGGTGGTAATAAATGAGATTCGTGTATGGTGTGTTCAATTTCTACTTTAATACATGTTTGTGGTGTTTTACAATTTTTAAAATAATTGTTTATGTATCCCATCATATTCGCACTACCAATTGGATTTGCCGAATGTACGTAAATTTGTGGTAAGGGAATATTTTTATTCATACTTTCACTAACTAAAAATTTACAGCAATCCATACCAGTTTTTTCTTCTATGTTATTATAATTTAACTCGTAATTATTTTTAACATTTGTGTAGTATTCAACCATAGCACTTTCACCCAAATCGTGATCAAGAGAAATAACTTCAAATCCCTCTAATCCAATTAATTTTATTTGTGCAACAAATTCATCATAATTACGAACGACAATCCAATCTTCCGAAACTGGTGTCCTTACATCGTCCAAATATAATCTTTTTTTTTCAATTTTCATCTTTCTTAAATGGTTTTGAATATTCAGGATAAATTATTCTCCAAATATTTTGTTTATGTTCCTTTCCGTCTAACATATTAAATAAAATGTTAGAGTGTCTATAATGCTTAGCCCTGATAGCAAACTCTTTTCTATCTAAGTTTCGTGAATTTAAATTTTCATAAATCTCAATATATTCCTTATTAATATTATCAAATCTAATGGTTAAGTCTCGAGCCGTTTCTTTAACCCAATTATTAAATTCGTCAGGAACCTTTTCAAGCAATTCATCAAATGGTTTATTGTCCTTCAAATATTCCCATATATCTCTATTGGATACGTTGGTTAAAATTCTATGTAAACGCACATATTCATCTCCTTTGATTTTCATTCGAAAACCATTCTTAAATCGGATTACATAACCTTCCCTATCATTGGATATTTCTTCTTTTAATAAATCATATCCTTCTCCCCAAGTCTTATATAACATAACAACTCGAAATCCGATATTTGAAATCATATTTTTAAATCGAATATCTTCATTATCATTATGTATGTTAACCTCACTACCCGTTTTTGTATTTATCATACCTAACAAAACAAGATCATCATAATCATAATCACACACTATTCTATTTTCTTTGTAGATTATCTCAAACAAATATGTGTAACCAGTGTTTAGTCTTTCAAAATTGTATTTCTCTAAAAGTTCTTTTCCTTTAATTGCTTGTGGTGATGTGAACGAACCACGAGTAGCTAAAATCCACTCACCCTTAGTTTTTGGGGTTGGTTCGTAATATGAATTATCAAAATCAGGTAAGTTGTTTGGGTCAAAAAACCTTTCCATACCTGTTTCGTAATTGTTATTAAACCAAATGTTATATCTTCTTTCGTCACTTAATTCGTACTCGTAATAAAAAAGAATACCTAATGAACCATCCATCTTTTCATAAACCTCAAAAGTTTCATTTGGTAAATCTTCAGGTTTATGTTCTTCGTAGTTAAAGAATTTTTTAAACGGTCTTGCAACAATATCACCTTTAGAATTAGTGACCAAACCACGACATTGCGTAGTAATATCATCCCACAATCTTTCGTACTGAACTCTTGGTGAATAATTCCAAATTGTTAAGTCTAAAGTAGGGTGCGTTTGTTTATGTAACAAACCATCAACGTGATACTTCTGTAAAATTTCTAACATTAAAGACTTTTATAAACACCAAAAGTTAAAGACCACTTTAACCAGGTAAATGAAAAATATAACCCATGAATTCCGTCTTTAAATAATCTATTGTGGACGTGAGGAGAATGTGCATCAAAATATAAATCCAAAATAGGAAGTAAATGAATTGACCATTTCTCAACATGTAAATCAATATAGAGTTTCATATTATAATTTAATTTGAAATCTGTCAGCCATTTGTTCTAATTTCTCTTCGGGAACATTGTGTACATTTTTACCACCATGTCGATTTTCAACAATTACTGTATGTATTCTATAATTGTATCTTTCAGCCATAGTAAAATATGGTTCCATTTCCCATTCTTGTGTGAATGTGTTAGCAACAACAATTTTTGAAAATTGGTTTCTCATTCTATCGGCACATTTAACCTGACAATCGTTATGCGCCTCTTTTAGTTTTGAAGAATCAAAAATATAATCACCTTTTTCATCTATAAAAAAATTATCAGCAGATAAAACATCTTGATTATTTAATTGATTGGTTAAAAGAATCACATCACCCAACGTAGTCTTTCCACAACCGGGAACACCTCTTAAAAGTATTAAATCTCCGTTATATTCTTTTTCCATGATTTTTTAAAAATTTAAAAAAAGATGGCCAGGATTACCCGGCCAAATTTTTTATTTAACTTCTTCCACTAAAGGTTTTTTTAAACCATCATCAGTAGTTGTGTTTGAACCAGAACCACCAGTAGTAATTTCTGATGTTGTTGAGTCTGTTGCACTTACTGCTGTTGAATCTAAATTAACCGACGTTGAGTCTGTTGTTTCGGTTGTGGTTGACCCTGAACCACATGCTGTTAATGCAAAAATTGCACCAAAAGCTAAAATTAATGTGTATTTTTTCATATTAAGTAAATATAAGAAAAAATATCCGAATAAAAAAATCAAAATAAAAAACCCCAACAATCTGTCGGGGTTTTAAGGTCTTTCGGTGGGTTCAACCCCACTTACTTATGTAAAAACGAAAAGGTAATCGACAAAGAGAACCTCTGAGAATATAAATATATATAATTTTTAAAAAAAGTCAACTATTTACAATATTTTTTTAGAAATAATTAACTTTTCATCTCTATACTTAATCGTGACAGCACTATTTTCTTTTATGTTACCCTTTAAAATTTCTTCACTAAGGAAGTCTTCACAAAGGTTTTGAATGATACGCTTCAACGGACGTGCACCATATTCTTCTTGAGAATTAAGTTCAAATATTCGATTGATTACGGATTTATCAAATGTAACTTTATAATTCTTATCTTTAAGTCTATTGTTAAGTTTACCAATTTCAATTTGAACAATCTTCTTAAGTGTTTCCTCGTTCAATGCATTAAACAAGATAATATCGTCAATACGATTCAAGAATTCAGGATTAAACTGTTGTTTAAGTGATTTTTGAATAATCGACTTTCTAACTTCGTATTTCTGTGTTTCACTTGAAGATGTATCAAATCCAACTCCACCACCAAAATCAGATACTTTTTTAGCCCCAACATTTGATGTCATGATTACAATTGTGTTCGTGAAGTTAACCTTACGTCCAAATGAATCAGTTAAATGTCCCTCATCTAAGATTTGTAATAGAATATTAAACACATCTTTATGGGCCTTCTCAATCTCATCAAATAACACAACAGAGAATGGGTTATTTTTAATCTTCTCAGTCAATTGACCACCTTCATCATAACCGACATAACCTGGAGGAGAACCAATCAATTTAGATACATTATGTTTTTCCATGAACTCACTCATGTCAACACGAATGATTTTATCAGGGTCACCAAATAACAATTCTGCAATTGACTTAGCTAAGAATGTTTTACCAACACCCGTAGAACCTAAGAATATAAATGAACCGATTGGTTTATTAGCATCTTTTATACCCACACGATTTCTTCTAATTGATTTAGAAATACTAAGAATAGCTTCATCTTGACCGATTACCTTTTCAGATAATAGAGATTCCATCTTTAATAGTTTTTCAGTTTCTTTATCATCCAATTTTGTAATTGGAACACCGGTCATTTCGGAAACAATTTCATAAACATCATCAATGGTTATAGGGGTTTTATTGTCCTTTAAACCATCTGTCCATTTTAATTTTTCACTTTCTAAACGAGTTAGAATTTTTCTTTCTTCATCTCTTAATTTCGCAGCTTGTTCGTAATTTTGTGATTTTACAACCAACACTTTTCTTTCTTTAATTTCATCAGCATCCTTTTTTAATTTTTCAATTATTTCGGGAATTTTACTTGAAACTCTTTTTTCTGAACCTAATTCATCTAAAACATCAATCGCCTTATCAGGAAATTGTCTATCGGTGATATAACGAGAACACAATTTAGTAATAGTCTCAATAACGTTATCTTGGTATTCTACCTTATGAAATGATTCATATGATGACTTAAGATTTTTTAAAATTTCATTGGTTTCTTGTTGAGTTGGTTCCTTTAAAATGATTTTTTGGAATCTTCTAACTAATGCAGCATCTTTTTCTAAATGTTTCTTGTATTCGTCAAATGTTGTTGCACCAATACATTGCATTTCACCTCTTGCCAATGCAGGTTTCATAATGTTTGCAGCATCCATAGCACCACTTGCATTACCGGCACCAACCATCGTGTGTAATTCATCAATGAAAACAATCACATTTGTTACTTCCTGTAACTCATTCAAGATTGCCTTAATCCTTTCTTCAAATTGACCTCGGTATTTTGTACCAGCAACCAATGAAGTTAAATCTAACGATACCAATCTTTTATCTAAAAGATTTGACGGACATTCTCCTTTATGAATCATGATAGCAAGTTTTTCAACTAATGCAGATTTACCCACACCAGCATCTCCAACTATCACCGCATTATTTTTCTTCTTTCGAGATAATATCTGTGCGATTCTTTTTACTTCTTTATCTCTACCGACAACAGGGTCAATTTTACCTTCCTCAGCGAGCTTTGTTAAGTCTCTTGAAAAGTTATCTAAAATTGGTGTTGTGGAACCTTTACGTACTTTACGTGGGTTAGTTTGTGGCCCGTCTTCAAAAAAATCTACTGACATTCTACAAGTATTTTAGTTATATCACAAACATAACATAAATTATTCTAAAAAACAAACTAAAGACAAAATGTCTAAAAAAATGTCTAACGAATGTCTAAATGTCAGTTTTAGACATTTGGCAAATAAATTGTTCATACAAGTTAAAAAAATATAAACTATGATTACATTATTTAAAGATCCGTTTTTCCAAGGTTTGGAATCTGCTTTTGAAACTAATCGTTTCATGAGAACACCTGAAACTAAAATCAGTAAAACAGAAACTGAATATAAAGTTGAGGTGAGTGTGCCAGGTCTAACTAAAGATGACCTAAAAATAACAACAAAAGATGGGGTTTTAAGAATTTCTTTTGAAAAGGAAGAAAAAGATGAAAGAAACCATTTCGTCACCAACTTCACTAAGTCTTACAACGTTCCTGATGATGTCAAAGAAAAAGACATTTTAGGAAAAGTTGAAAACGGTGTGTTGATTTTAACATTACCGATAGACAAGAAGAAATCAATTGAAAGATTAATTTCCCTGAACTAAGACTAAACCCCAAGAAATTGGGGTTTTTTATTTGATATTTATTTCATATATTATAGTAAAAATCAAACATATGGCTATTATATCAGAAAAAATCGAGGGTACCTTAATTGAAGTTGTAATTAACTCATCTAATTTAAAATCTGCATCATACGATACTGAAAAGGAGACGATGACTGTAGTATTTAATTCCGGCGGTATTTATGAATACAATAAAGTACCGTGGAACAAGTTTACCAAATTTAGGTTGGCGGAATCTCAGGGGAAATATTTTAACGAGAATATTGCTAAAACCTACAAGTACATTAAATTACAATGAGTTTATTTGAAGAATTAATTGAAGATAGGAAGGGTGATGAGGAGATTGTAAAATCTTTTGAGCCTAAAGATTCACTTTCAGACCAAATTTTTGAAGGGTCCGATGGTAAATTTTCAATGCGTGATGATATTCGAAAAAGATTGGTCGAAATATCAAATGATTTTATCGAATCTTTCGGAGTTGAGTTTTTCATACATGACGTTACGTTAACTGGATCATTATCGAATTATAATTGGTCTCAATATTCAGATGTTGATTTACACATTTTAATAGATTTTGATGAAACTGAATACCCAATAGACTTAGTTAAGGAATTTTTTGACGCGAAAGAGAGAGTTTGGAATGAAAAACACGATATTAAAATAAAAGGTTTTGACGTTGAGGTGTACGTACAAGATGTAAAACAAGAACACGTATCATCTGGGGTTTATTCTATATTACACAATAAATGGTTAATTGAACCAGAAAGAAATAAACCGAATATTGACGATAGAATGATTCTTCAAAAGGCGGAACATTATGCTAAACAAATTGATTCTTTAATTAAAAAATCAAACAAAACTAATGTTTTACAGATGATTGATGACTTGAGAAAAAAGATAAAAACATTCAGACAAAGTGGTTTGGAGCAAGGTGGTGAGTATTCTTATGAAAATCTAACCTTCAAATTATTAAGAAGAAATGGATATTTCGGAAAATTAATAAAACTAAAAAAGGACATAACAGATAAGAAATTGTCCATAACACAATAACTATACCTATTTTTTTTCCTATATCTATGTATTTATAGGATAAGAATAAGTATATCTTAATATTAACAAAATGGCAGATTTAAAACCTATTGGTAGCGAAAAGTTAACTGGTGATGAGAAATTGAAAAGAATTCTTGAGTTAACCTACTACAACGAAAATAACAAGAAGTCTTCATCGACTAAACCTGAATTAGTTAAAGAATCTAAATCAGGGGCATACTACGGTATCGTTAAAGAAAAAGATGCGTACTACGTAAAAAGTGGTGTAAACGAATCATCTTTAGATTATATCGGTGGTATGTTTATGAAGAATAAGAACAGATTCAATTCATACGGTGAGGCTCTTAAAAGACTTGAGTTAATCAAGGGTCAAGAAGAGTTACAAGAAGCAACCAAGTATGTTTTAAAACAAGCTAAACCACAAGAAGAGTCTCCAGCTCCATCACCCGCACCGTCTATTGACGATGCACCTGTTGCTCCATCGGTACCAGCTGATGATTTTAGTGATGACAGTAGTGCAGATTTAGAGGGAGGTTCTCCGTCTTTAGATGTACCACCGTCAGACGAAATGGGTGATACCGAAAGTGAAGGTGGAAGTAAAAGATCTGATTACATGGCGGAAGTTCAAAAATACGCAGGTAAATTAGGTCAAGAATTAAGAGATTTACACGATAAGATGGAGAGTGATGATATTAAGTATGTTCTTAATATGATTATCTCAGCTGTTGACTTAGATAGATTAGATTTAGACGATATTGAAGAAATCGCAAAGAAATTTGAACGTGACGAAGAGGAAACTGACGATATGGGTGGTGAAGATGTTCCATCAGAAGAACCAGCTCCAGCAGAAGAACCTGAATCAGATATTTCTGAATACGATTCAATGTCAGCATTAGAATCTTTTATTGATTCACCAGTTGATTTAGGTGATGAGTCTAATGAAGAGGTTGATTTATCAAAATATGCGGTAACCGACGGTGACGCTGACGATATTCAAGAATTAGACTTAGATGAAATCAAGAATGAAATTAATAGAAGTGTTGGTGAAACACTAATGAAATATTTCAAATAAAATGATTCTAATCTATATCAATGAAATTGGTGATGACTACAAAGGTCAAAAACAATATGAATTCATTTTTAGTGAATCCACAGAAATTGATATGGATGAATGGTTTGTGATACCAGCATCTGCAACATCACAAACTAAATCTCCACAAATGGAATATGTTGATTTAGTGGGATTATTAAAAAACACTGACTTAAAATTAGAATTAGTTCAAGACTCCGATTATTTCGGAGTTATTGATGCTGTGGATGGGGTAATTTCTTTAGGTTGGGAAAAATTTGATATTAATTCCGATACTGAAAGATTGGCTTTTAGATTCGGTGAATCAATTGAAACAGTTTCTAAAAAATTAAAATTAAGAAATTACCACTTATTAAAAGAAGAAATAAAATTAAAAGAGATATGAAAAGAGACATAATTGTTACTAAGTTAATGAAAGAAGGATTTTCTGAAAAAACATTAGTTAAGTTTACAGATAAACAATTAACTGAATTAAGTGAAAGATTATTAGGTGAAGCTAATCAAAAAGGTAATGTTGTTATGCCTAAGGGTACATCTAACCCTGCTGACGTTAAAAAATTAACAGACCAAGGTCTTAATGTTGAATTGAGAGAGAAGAAAAAGGAAGTTGGTGAAGAATTAAAAGGTGGACAAAAGAAATTAGATAAAAACCATAATGGAAAAATTGATGGTCAAGATTTTAAAATTTTGAAAGGACAGAAGAAAGAAGTTAAAGAAGTAAAAGAAGAAAAGAAATGTGAAAAATGTGATTGTGTAGAATCGAAGTGTAAATGTAAAAAATCTGAAAATTGGAAAAACGTTAAAAAAGAAAGTATTGAAAATAAAAAATGGGTTAATAAATTGGCTGAAGAAAAATTTCATAGTTTTACATCAAAAAATGAAATTATGGAATTAATTCAAAGTAAATTAACTGAATCTGAAGTTATGGAACCTCAGGTTGGTTCAAAGGTTAAGAAGGGTCATAACGGTATACCGGAATTTATGTCTTATGATGTAATATCAGATGGTGACACTAAAACTGCACCAGCAAAACCAACAACAAAACCTGGAACAAAACCTGGAACTACACCGTCAAAACCAAAGACTCCATATCAACCAGGTCCTGGACCAAAACATAAACCTAAGGCTTTCGCAGAAGAAAAGAAATAATCAAATGAATAATTTGACAAAACAAAAACTTTTAGGTATTATTAAGGAAAGCCTTAACGAGATGCCAATGGATTTTGATACCCAAGATAGACCGAATACAGATGTTACCGACAAGTTGGCAACTGGTGATACTCCGTTAAAAAAAGTTCCTTTACCTAATACAGGAGAAGAACCTAATAAAAATTTCCAAGAATTATTGGCATCTGAACGATACAGACAAGTTGTTCAAAGAGTTAGACAATATACTGGTGTTGAGACAACTATGGTTGGTGAACGTGGTATGGGTGAATTAACTCATATGATGATGGCAGCACACAATGAAATCGTTTCAACTGAAAGAGAACATAGAGAGGCTTTAGAACAATTAGCAATCGAGTTAGTGATCAAAGAAATGGGTATTCCTGAAGGTGCGGTACAATTCGATGCAAAGATTGTAGGAATGGGTGAAGTTGATACACAAGATTTCGAAAGAGAAGAAATGAATCAACAAAATATGGATGAAGTTGACATCGAAGAAGATTTGATGCAGGACTTAGAAAGTTTAGATTTAGAGAGAGCAAAAAGAAGATTAATTAATAGTATGATACAAGGGGCGTCCAAAAGAGGTCATTACATGTATCATTACGTTTCAGAAAAAATACGAGAAATTACTGGATCAGAAAACTTAATCAACCAATACGGTGTTTTAATGTCAATTAATGACACATTATATTGGCAGTTAAGTGACCAGACAATGCAAATGATGATGGGTGGTGGAGCTGGTGGTTCTGTTGGAGGCAAAGAAGAAGTTGAAAGAGATACTGACCCACCAACAATCAAAGCAAGGGCAATCAATTTCCCTATCTTAGTTCATGAATTGATAAAAGGAATGATGGAATTATTCTCACACCAAGGTGAACCTGAGGATAAAGAAATGTTCCAACAAGTTATGCAACATGAAGATACTTTAGAGAAAGAAATGTGGGATTTAAGATTGGGACCTGCTATTTGGGATAGAATTAGAGCACAATATCCTGAGGATGTTTTAACTGATGAAGATAAAGCGGAACTACAGAATTACTTATTGGTTGAAATTTTTAAATTACCAGCTAAGAAATTCTTGATATTAATGAAAGAGGTTATGTCGGGTTCTGAATCAGGAAAACGATTATTACAAGAGATTGTTGACGGTATAGTACTAATGTTAAATGACCAAGAATACCAAGAGGCAATTAACATTTTTAATGATGATTTAGATTCAGTAGAAGATAACACTGAAGATGGAGATTTTGATGATTTCTTAGGTAGTTTGGGGATACGAAGACCTGAGGATGATGAAGATTAAAAGAAAGGTGGTTTAACCCACCTTTTTCTATTTATATAGTATATGAATTCAAAAATTGAACAATTAAAAGAATATGCAAAAATCATGAAGGATGCTCCGTACGCATTAAAGACGTATCTGCAAACTTATGATAATACGCAAAAAAAATATGTACCATTACAACTTTTCCCTGACCAAATTCAATTGATAGAGGACTACGAAAAGTATAATGAGAATATTACAAGAAAGTATAGACAGGCTGGTGTTACTACTGTAACCGCTGCTTGGATTTCTAAAAAATTACAGACTGCAAAACCCGACGAACCTGAAAGAGTTTTACTTATCGCTAACAAACGTGATACTGCGGTGGAGATGGCTAATAAAGTTAGAAATTTCTTAGAACAATGGCCCGAATGGATTAATGTTGGTTTCTCACCTGATAAGAATTCAGAGAGTAGATTTAGATTAAATAATGGTTGTGAAGTTAAAGCTGTGGCAACGTCTGCGGATGCGTTACGTGGTTATACTCCTACTATACTTGTATTTGACGAAGCCGCGTACATTGAAGCGGGCGAAGATTTTTGGGCAGCGTCTATGGCGTCTCTATCAACAGGAGGTAAAATTATTCTAATCTCAACACCAAATGGTTATGACCCTATCTATTATGGTGTTTATGACCAAGCAGTTCGAGGTGTGAATGACTTTCATATTACAGATTTAAGGTGGTTTAAAGACCCTCGTTATACCAAAGATTTACGTTGGGTTAAATGTCAGGACATTTGTCATTACATGTTAAACAGAGAACAATACAATGACGATGAAGTCGTATTGTATGACTTTGATATTGAGAAATATGAGGAGTATCACGAACAAGGTTATAAACCATTTTCATCTTGGTTTGAATCTATGTCTAAGAAATTTAAATACGATAGACGTAAGATTGCTCAGGAATTGGAATGTGACTTCTTAGGGTCAGGGGATGGTGTCATACCTGGCGATATTCAAG